TTGAGGCGGCCAAGAAGGCACTTAATACGCGCGGCATATTCCGTATGTGGACGAATTGGCATGATGACATGCTACACATCGCCCTCACAGCTGCACAGGTCGGACCAGTACCGGGTGAAACGCTTGATGATTTGCGTATCATTGCCGCCGGACTAATGGCCGACGGCATCGATGTGTCAAAACTGAGCAATATCGGGAAAGTTGAGTTACGACAAGCGATAGATCGCATCCTGGCCTTGGCCGCCACTGCACAGGTCGGGGAAGCAGAAGACGGTATCGATTATATGCTACGGAAAAGCATCGCAAATCGGAACGCCACTATCGAGTGCTGCGCACTGGTATGTGATGAATTAGCGAGGGCGGCAGACAGTGAAGATGATGCTGAAATGTTCAGAGACACCTCTACGCGCATCCGCGCCCTGAAGGACAAACCATGATGTTTCGCATCAACCGCCCGTGTAACAGCGTTAATCCTGGCCAAGCTTGTCCAACGCACCGCAACGGCACGTGGCCGGAACGGTGCGTTTGTTACCAAGAAAGCCAGCAGCGTGAACGCGACAAAGCTTACATGGTGCTTTGGGGGATTTGTATCATCGCAGTGTTCGTCATCGTGCTGGCGTTAATGAGCGGGACCAAGGTCAACGCGACAGGGGCGTGTTTAACTAAATCGCAAGCCCGGGAAAACTGGCCACGCGCGCACTTATACTGGCATGGCCGATCACGCTGCTGGGACAATAGACGCGGCGGTAGCCGTCATTACATCAGGAAACTACCGAGCGACGCCCTGATTATTCGCGCGCAGGTTATCCCGTCACTGGTTGACCCGCTGATCAAGAATGAACTGGACGAGCAAGCCGATGTTGAGCCATTCGTCATCATCTTTTTTCCGGTTGATGAGCGGTTGAACTTTATAACATGGGAATACCGCGTATCGGGACCGTTCCAATAAAAATGCCGCCAACCGGGGAGGCTGGCGGCCAAGTCGATGGGAGGTAGTAGCAGTACGAGACAAACACGACGCTATATCGGGTTAGTCTCAGGTATCGCAAGCGGGATGCTTACGATTTCGTACCGGCAAGGAGGCCGGAAATTATGACCGTAAATGAACTGATAACCATTTTGTTGAAATATCCTAATGATATGCCTGTCACTATTCATCACGACCCAGTATGGGTTGATGAAATAGAATCCGTGACGTTAGATAAAGAAAACTTTCTTATTATCAATGTACCTTTGGATGCCACTTCCTAAGCTACCTTCACGTTGTACCGGTAAGGAGGCCGAAAACTATGCTAAAAGTTATGGTCGTGTTAGTGCTTGTGGGGATTAGTTTTATTTGTTTTCTCTGGAAATTGAATTTGCTTACTTAGTCACCCAGAAGTGTAGACCAAGACCAAGAAAAAATAATCCAAAGATGAGCGGAAACACCGGCCACATCTTTGTGAGATCACGCACACTCTGCGACAGTGTGGCCTGTCCGGTGTACATTGCATAGCCTTCCAGCGCACCGAACGTCAGTAGTACGCCAGCGAACCAGAACCACCAAATGGTGTGTAGTGTCATTTATTTATCAGTCGGTTCAGTTGGAATCCTGATGTGACGGCGGTCTTCCCGCTCACTGATACGGTCGATCCGCTTTTCCATTGCATCAATCTGACGCTGGAGCGATATCAAGCTATCAACGCTAGCCCGGTCACGGATGATTTGTTCTAGCTTAGTGCTGGAATTAGCAATATCGGTTTGGATTCGGTCAATCAACTTGTCGCGTTCTATCCGCCATGCGTTGAACTCAGCCTTGCTTAACGATTGAGCATGGCTGCGATCTTCTTCGGCTATTGTTCCATCAAGGCGTCGTTCTAAATCATTATGAGCTTGTTTGGTGGTATAGTTGTTATGAATTTCATCAATAATTTGTCTGTTATTGATGTTCTCGTTGGTGACGACGGTCCATAGTGCCGTTACCAAAATGGCAATCATAGTGATGACGCTGCCGACCAATTTCCAGTCAGAAGCAATGTAACCGCCGTAATAACGGGCACCACCGTTTGCCATGGTGTTACTGTGGTTTGCGTTCCATCCGATTGATCTGATCTTCAACACGCTCGACCCGTCGTTGAGTATCAGCTTGTTCTTGGTAATAAATACTCAACCGTTCTTCAAGACGCTTATCGATGTTGTCGAGTTGCCATTGTACGACAGAAGTTACTGCAGCTAATATGATAGCCGCTAAGGCAATAATACTAGCCGCTGGCCAAGATTTAACCATAATTAAAATCGGTCAAGTGTGCGCCGAAAAAAGCCGGGTTTCTTCTTGACGGTAACGACGGCTGGAGCCGTGAAGGTCGCCGGGACAATCACGGTCGTATCCCACGCAACCGGTCGCGCTTTCGGTCGCGGCCACTGACAGCCAGCAACGCCAGCTTCGGTGACCTTGTCAGCCCACGTCTGGTCAAACTTTGTCTTGCCCTTGATCTGGTAGTCGGGACGCGGGAATGCCTGACATGACCCCCCAGCAAATGTCTGCAGCTTACTTGGTCCGGCACACCCCGACAGTAGAATCCCAAGTCCCGCCGCCATTGTTACAATCGTCAACTTTGGACTTTGCCTTGTTAACCGCATTAACCGCCTCCCTGTCCTTGGCAGCAATCGCTTCGATCGCTGCGTTGTAGCCTTTGTCATATTCATGGATCGACCAGTAGGTGACACCACCACCGACGATAGCTGTGATGATCGCGCCTACGATCAACTTTGCATACAATGATGCAAGCATGCTCAGCCTCCTACGGATGTCGTACCCGATGGCGTTGCAGTCAAATCTGATTTGATTGCCGCAATCTTTTCCTGTGAGCGGCCATAGGCGGTTGCCGTGATAATGGCTCCCATGGCGACGTGGTACAGCCCACCCCCTCGCAATGTGATTGGGTCCCATGGCGTGTATACTAACTTAAACGACGCTTGGTAGACTACGGATAAAATCGGAAAGAAAAGAAAATCAAAAATACAAACGACAAGATATTGCACAGCCATTGCTGGTCGCCACTTGTTGCTGATCCAGCTTTCCCCGTCAACAACTACTTCCGCACGTCTCATAGACCCCGCCATAGGCGCGACGACGGTGACTGGCGCGGTCACTGTACGTGGCGGCAAAACGGCTTTGCGCTTTTTCCTAGTCATGTAAGCATTTTTATTGCTATCTTTTCTGAATCATTGGCGCGATTAATCCAACCCTTCAAAAATTTTATTTGCTTTGGATTTGATTTCACAATGTCACGATAATATTGTCGCTTTACCTCGCAATAATTATGAACAAGCGTTGCTGGATCAGCAGCAGCTAGTGCTGTGCGTGTAATCGGGCCGATACGTCCGTCGTCACCGACACCAAGAGCACGCTGCAGCGTCACAATGGCGCGGTTCGGCCCACTGGTAACTTTCAAATCAAAGAACAAATAATCAACGCCAGCAGCCATACCGTCGGCTTCCGGCATCCAGTATTCATCGTGGTAGATTTGTTTTACTTCTGAATCACTAGCGGTCCAGACGTCACGCCCTACAAGGCCATGCTCTATCCGCCAAGCATTATATTCACGTTGCGTAATACCACGAGATGTACGCCCACCGCGATCGACAGGGTCATCATCGTTGCCACCTTCCCACTTGAGGACAGCAGCAAGAGAAGTTGGGAAGTTATTCGTTGCCATTTTATCTCACTCTCAACAGGGGCAATTATTATAAATCCATATGGATCCAGCGATGAACGTGATAACCATCACTGCGCCGAGTACGACAGAATAAGTTGGCGGCTCGTAATTCATGTAACCATAAAAATGAAGCCACTGATAATCAGCGCTACGATGACGATGCCAGCCCACAATGGATGCGCTGTGATCTGTCCGATGAAAGCACCCCAATATTGCTTTACCTTATCCATAGGGAAACTCCTTTATGAAGCGTCCAGCGTCACCGCCGTGCGGTTGCCGTTGCTATCCACCGTAGCTATCACGCGGTTCTTGGTGTCAGCGGTGTTACGGAAGGTCACGGTGGTGCCTTCCAGCCCTGTTGCCTTGCCACACAGTGTTGACAACATTAGCCGCAGCGCTTGGCGTAGCGTCACACCCGTCTCAATCGCGGCGGCGCGGTCAAGGATGGCGTCGGCGTTTTCATCAGCGAGTGGCACATCAGAAATCGTGATGCGCTCGTTGTAAGCAAAACACCCCGCCACCACGACAGAAAGATTGACCCAATCCACCCCCGCCGCAAAACAAGCGTCTGGCCAATCCACCCGATAGACACCCGGCATATTGGTGTTGTCGACTTCCTTCACGCCACCGGCAGCAAAGACGCTGTTAACTGCCGCTAGATTGGAAGAAGCTTGCGCCACGCGCAGGCCGCCCTGCCGCCAATAAGACAGTGTGATATCTGCGGCGACCTTGCCAGTTTGCTCGATCGAGTCGGCACTGCGACGCAACTCGAAATTCATGCTGACGCTGGTGGCACCAGCTTGGATGCCACCTTGGCTATTATTGCTCATGTCGATTTTCCTTTAGCCCGCCGTCACTGTGAGAGCGATGCGGTGATACCCCTGCTGGGGTTGGTTAGGATCGATATTCATACTGTACGCAGTAAATCCGGTGGCACTGACGGCATCGGTTGCTGTTATGGTGACATTAAAATTACCAGCCAGCGTCGGTGTGCCATGAATCAAACCGTTTGAATCAAGTATCAATCCATTCGGGAGTGCTCCCGCTGTGATGGCAAATGTATATGGTGCTGTCCCATTTGCCGCCGTCACGAGTTGACTATATGGCACGTTAACACTGCCGGGCGGTAATAATGCGGGAGAAAGAATGATGGGTGGCACGTAAATGCCAACGCCGAAAGCGGCGCGAATGTAGGGGTTGTGCCCCTTGTTTGCCGTCAGTGCCGGATTCCAGTTTCTTTTTTCATTGTCCATCGCGGCATTGATAAAATCTATGGTTTTATGCCCTCCGGTCCCGGTCACTGAGTCCATGTACGTACCGGTGGTGTATTCCGGGTGCGGCCAAGATGAATGCGGATTGCCCAACCGCCGAAAAACATTGCCGCCCTGATCAATAACCTGACTGACTTTATCTAGACGGAATTTAAATCCAGACCCACCGGGAATTGGTGCTGTGATGATTTCATTGACTCGAAAATTTTGGCCCGGCTGCATCAGCGATGCGCCGCCGTTCCAGTGATCAGACCCACCTAATGTCACGTCGACAATTGCGCCACCCGGACCAACAATGAACTGACTACTTGCTCCAGTGCCACTACGATAGTTGCCGCCACCCGGTGCTGGGCCTGTTGGACTGGTTGTGTCGTAAGTAAAATAATAATAGTCGTACTTAAAGAGTGTACCATCAACGTTCGCACCAGTTACTGGAAACCATGCGGTACCACCGCCGCTCCATCCTGCCAGCGAAGCAATCGGATGGCTGCCGGTTAGACATATATGACTCTGATCGTAATTACTTGCCGCACCCCATTGCCAAACGCAGCCCCAAGTCTTGTTATCGATTTCTGGAATATTGGTTCCCGTAATATAGATACGACCAAACCACGCAATGGCTTGCGGGATGGTGGCAAGTTTTAAAATAACGTCACCAGCACCATTGAGAGCCGTCGTCATACTGCCATCTAGGGAGATGCCAGTAACAGCCGACGAAGTTGCTGTATAGCCAAAGCCACCAGCGGTGATGGTGCCTGATACAACACCTCCTTGGCTGTGTGGGATGTCTGTCTCCAGCCCCCAATCGTAGATAATATTATTTGAATAATTACAAAATGTACCATCAGCGATTTCACAAAGATGCCCCAACGTATTAGTAGTTGTCGGCGATAGATTATGCGCGATGATATTTCCACTCAGATGCGTTACCGACAAATTGAATCGATCTGAATTATAATCAGTCATGCCAATGGAACAGGCTTGAACGTAAGTCGATGGATAATTTTCCAGCGGGTCCATATAGACGTTGTTGGTGACGTAGTTGTCGCGATTCGGTTCTGGATTCCCGCAATTATGCCCAGCCACCTCAAGCAAGAAGGCGTTGTCCTCCATGTTTGTACCAGCGCGGAATTGAATTGCTCCGGGACTACCTTCTTGGCTGAGTATATTTCCGCGAACATACAAGGGTCCGGGATTAGAACCCGGATCACCGACGATGAGTGTGCCGTTAAAATAAAGATTATGCAGACGTCCATTCGGCCCTATTATCATTTGGGTCAAGACATTGGGGCTGACTTCATTGCCAGAGAATTTGACGAAGTCCGGGGTGGGGATAAACGTCAAGTAAGTCGACCCGGTAAAAACGGCAGAGTTATTCATGACAAAAGCATTCGGCGATACCAGCATGCTTTCGCCAATCACCGTTGAACTTGGCGGCTGATCAACGGTCAGTGTAGTAGCTGTCACTGCTGTAACGTTGGCCCACACGTGCGCGCCGTGAACGACCGATCCGATGTAAATGCCAGTCGTATTGGAGAATCCAGTGATAACAGTATTGTCCTGAGTCAAATTTCCGGTAACAGTAAAATCTGGAGAAATGCTATTGATGACGGTTCCGGTCGGAACAGTAGCCTGATTATCATTGCGCCAAACGCCATAGCCAACCTTCAGGTCTCCGGTCGTTATGTTGGTCACCAGTGTCGATGAATGTACGTCGCCTTGGCGGCTAATGCTTACCGTCGAGATGTTGAATGAATTAAAGTCATTGTTATAGGCATAGTACCAAACACCGGCAGGGAAGGATTCAATCTGTTCTTGCACTTGGCCATACTGGATATTACCGCCCGGTGAATTGAAAATATAGTTACCAGAACCGTGCCGAGCGGCTGAGTTCGGCCAAGTTATGACCAGAGGCTGACCCACCGTGCCAGTAATGATCGCTGGTGTAGTGCTGTTGGCAGTAACGCCGCGCCAGTCCATGCGCTTGTCGCTGCCAACACCGGTCGTATTGATCCAACCACTGCGATTCACCACGCTTTCTTCGATATACATATTGCCAATCAGGCTGGCCGGGCTACCGTCCATACCATCAGCCCAACACGAATGAATCACAGAGCGGCGGAAAATAATGTCTCCAGCCTTTTGCCATACCCCACCTTGGGGCTGGAATGCCATATTGTGGCAGCGGAATTTGCAATTTTCGATCAAAAACATTGAAGTTGGATTGAGCATAGAAATCGCAGCGGTTCCGCCATACGAATAGCCGCGACCATCAAAGCCGCCAGCGACGAATGGATCGGCATCGTAGTTGTAAAATTCCACACCGACGAAAGCCATGCGGTCGCCAGCCACCCAACGCGGATATCCGCCGAACGATATCGTTGGCATGGTTGATCGCGACTTGATCAATGGCCGCGCGCCACCGGTTGGCGGGTCAATCAAGGTTGGTGTGGCAGGATCGTAAGCGGCAAGCAGTCCCAATTCTGTGTCCGACTTGCCATACATGCTCCAACCAACGCTAACGCCGTCATCAGCAACAACTTGATCGATCCAGATATCGTCTTTTTTGAGTAGGCCCCAGTCTGGCGACCCCGGTCGCATTCGCAAGGCAAGTCCATAGAGCGAGCGTAAGGGCTGACTGAGCGATCCCTGTATTGCCGCGTTGAATGTTGTATTTGACGTAAAATTAATTGAACTTGTTCCGGTGCCAGAAATTCTTGTCAATGTGCCACTGTTCGTTGGCGCACCAGTACCAGTACAGGTGATCTTATTGCCGTTGGTTGCTGGCGTTACGACGAAAAACGTTTGTCCGTTGTGTAGGTAACTGTCGCCAATTTTTACCGTCGCCGTGCCCGATAAAGTAAAAATATATTCACTCATCAGAGGGCGTGATGTGTATGGTAAAACGAGCGTGCTACTAGAACTGCCCCACGTGCGATTAAGAATCCCTGAACTTGGTAAACTTCCGCCGCTGACCGGAACAAAAACAACTTGATTACCGAAACTGACTTGATAAATAGGCCGCACCGTATGACTGGTTTCTTGGTCTGTGTACTCATCACCAATGGCAACGTTTGCACCATTGATGCTCAAATTAAAACAATACATCCATGCAGGATCGATGCCGAGCGATGAACTACAGTAAAGTACCATCGTAGTGCCAGAGGCAGGTGGTCCATTGTTAAAGCCATACTGCGGCGTACCACTGGGCGTGAAGCCAGACCAACCGCTCGCGTCAGTCGCACCATAAACCCCTCGCGTAAAGCCCATTTACCACGTCCCCGCTGCGTTGTAGCCATAGTCGAAAATCTTGCCGCCACCGACTGGCGTATTCGTCGTGTTGTAGTAGGGATTGGCAAATGGCCCTGCCGTATTCACCGTGCAGCCAAAAGAGTAGCCGCCCGTAGTCGTGCCGATGGTGAAGGCATAGAGATAAATAGGAGAACCAGCCGTAAGTCCGCCGCGAAAGGTCATCCAATTAGCTGGGGTACCGAGTTGTGTTGCCCAAGTCTGGTCAGTGCCATTCAAGAACGCCCATGAATTAAATACTCCAAGAGCGCCGTCCGCAGGACTGCCGCAACACCAAACACGATCATTGTCGATGTCAATGATAATACCGACAATTTGACCAACATCCACACCTATAAAATTACCATGCGAACCGCCAGTCCCGTCAGCAAAACGTTCCTCAAAAACCCCGCCTCTAAACCGCATTGTACCATATGGACCATGCGTCCATGAATCAGAGTTGATAATCTCAGCCGCGCTGCCCCCCACACCGCAGACTCCAGAATAATCAAATGTTGCATCTTCAAGATCGGGAGATATTTCAAAATAAAATTTCCCCGTCGTGTGGCTGACCACCGAGCGAACCCCGCCGCCAGCCGCAACCGAACACGTCATGCTATTGAGCGCTGCGCCAGACAGAGTCACCGTACTACTCTTGTCGCTGACGTTCCACAGCGGCTGAACACCACTGCCTATTGGCTGAATCGTGCGATCGGAGCAATCATAGGTATGTGGCGATCCGTCCTTGAAGGCGATGATATTGTAAGATGGATTGTTGTCGGCAATAGCGCTGAAGGTAAACGCTCCGGTCGAGGCATCGCTGATCACATGATCAATCTGCGTGAACAAATGCGTACCAGAATTGTATTTCATCAGGTACACATCGACCGATCCAGCCAGATTGCCTGTATTATCACGCGTAACTCCGGTGATTTGATATGCCATTAGGCAATTCCCCACTTGCTCTTTAATGTCGTTATCATATTGGCAATATCATTCGTGCCCGGTATACCCTGATAAATGCGCAATTCACCAAGATAAGAATTCAAAAATCCTTCATCTAAACTGTAGCGACTACCCAGTGTCAGGCCAGATATATTGGTTGCCGTGGTCATCCCGGTAATCTCCGGTGTAGTTGAATTATAATAAATTGCTGAGTTAGCTCCGTTGTAATAAGCAGCTACGACATGCGCGCTGCTATTCAATGGTGTCACTCCAGTAAGTCCATTGATTTGATAAAAAAAGTTTGGCGTGGCAGGAGCGCTGAGAAGGGACGCGCGATTTCCAGAATTAGTGCCGTCTATGATGAAACTATAGTCAGGTCCGGCAAGCATTTGCTGCACGGCGAAAACAGTAAAGGGTTGCGCAACAGCAATGCCCCCACAAGTCATATAAGTGTTATCGGTAGAAATAAAAGATGTTGACTGCTGCCCGTTGATCGTACCACCAATCGTAGGAGCAAAAGTCGTCGCAACCTGCACAAAATTGTTTCCATCACCGCTTTTATCGCCCCAAGTCGTAACGCGACCGCTATTAATTGTAAGCGAAGCATTGTCCGTAGAATCGAGCCACAATTTTTGTGTAAAAGATATCGCTGCATCATCGATAGGCTGCAAGTTGTGGTCAGTCATATCAAAAACATTCGGCGTACCGTTTTTGAATGACGTCACCATATAAGCCGCTGCCGTGTCAGCAACTCCGGTAAAGGTATAAGCGCCCGTTGATGAATTACTGGTGACATAATCTTTTTGTACCAAAGTATGCGCGGATGAATCATATTTAAACAAGAAACAGTCACAGCTACCTAGCGCTGCACCAACGTTATTTCCGGTAATACCGGATAATTTAATGGTCATTACCCGTTATCCTTTGTCTATCAAGGCGCGCAGACGTAGGTTATTGCTGACACCTTCGCCTTTATTGGCCAATGAACGTATATAGACATTTTCCGGAACTTGGCCGCCGATTTGGATTAACCAAGAAACGCTCGCACTCCATGCTGATGGAATCGTTGCACGTTCTATACGACACTGAAATAAGTAAGTGCCGTTACTCAAACTTCCACCACTGATGGTGCAAGACGGTAAATCAGCAGAAATAATTGTGTGCGAAAAATAGGACGACCACGTTGCACCATTATCAGTGCTTCGTTGAAAAACAATAACATCATTGACAGCTGCATCAGTGTCATTACCCGCACCAGACGGTAAAGTAATAGACATATCCGGCGATGAATCTGAATGCGCCGACACCACCGTAAAGCTTGGTGCATTCGGTGGAACGATGATGGTGTCATTAGCGGTCGGACTCCATGGCGAATAAACGCTGCCACGCTGTAATCGAGCACGAAACAATCTCGATCCTGATGGTCGCGACGTTGCTACTGAAAACATATTTGCGCCAGTAAGATCAGCTGTCGTCAGCGTGTACGAAGTGTAATATGACCAGTTCACGCCGTCTGTGCTGTCCTGAATCAATAGTACGTCACCCGCTAAAGCATCGGTTACATTCCCAGCCCCATTTGGCAGATCAACATTCCAGTCTGGGGTTGTGTCTCCTGAATTTGATAGCAATGAAATAACAGGAGCGTTCGGTGGAACGCCGCCACCCGATGGTACGATGTCGCCTACCAGTGGTTGCCAAAAACTCGAACCTGGGAAAGTGGCACGTGCCACCATCCGCTGACGCGGCACAATCTGCCAATTCGATACGGCCACAAAATTAGCGATTGCACTCATACGTTGGCGCAGTGTCGCTGATATGGTGCTAGCGCCAACGAACTTGGCAACAGCCTGAATACGACCTTTTATTGAGCCGTCCGCTTTAAACGCTGAATCGCCAGTTAAGGCTATAGTCATCACCCAACGTCGCCATAACAGCGTATCAGGTATCTGAAATAAACCGGCACCGACAAAGGATGCCGACGCTACCGTTAACGTCTTAGCCGTGATCGTAGCAGAACTTGACCCGACGAAGTTAGCTATTGCAGGAATAAACCGACCAGTGAGATCGCCAAATAATGCTCCACCACCAACAAACTTCGCGATAGCTGGTAAAAAACGTTGCCCGTCAAAATTTGCCGCGCCATTGCCGACAAACTGGGCCTGTGCGGTCATGCGCTGGAGTGGTGCCAACTGCAACGCACTGGTCCCAGCAAACATGGCATTCGCCGCTAAACGGTTACTCGTTGCAGCATGCGCTAGCGGTGGGCCGATTTGGGTGTCGTACCAACGTTTCATTGATGATTAGACCGGCTGCAAGTTGTGGTCGGTGACGTCGCGTACATTAGGAGTACCATCCTTGAACGCTGCCACCATATATAACGGATCACTATCCGCCGTAGTGAAGCTATAAGCGCCAGTTGAGCCGTCACTTACGACATAATCCATTTGCGTCAGGGTGTGTGCACTAGAGTCATATTTGAATAAGAACACATCGCAACTCACCAGCTTGACGCCGTTCTTGTCCTTAGTGACGCTGGCGATCGTTGCCATTTTTATCCGTTGTCAAGCGCGGTGATCGAGCCTTGTGCCGCCGTCATGAAAGTTGCCCATGCGGTTGCCAATGTGGCTAAGGCAAATTGATAGTCCGCCCCTTTCACGCCCGGCGTCCCGGAAGGCAACACGCCGAAATTAGAGCCAGTTTCATATTCCGTACCTGCCGTACCAGCGTAACCAGAAGCGGCAGCAGCGGAAGCTGCTTGCAACCGCTTAATGGCCAGATCAACGGCCATGATATCATCGACCATCTTGTTAGAGATAGCCCCAAACGTCGTATCGTTCCTGACTTGGATCGCGGTCATTGCGGTTGTCCTTTGAGCAAATATTGCATGGCGGATTGCGTGTCACCGGCCTTGGCTGCTGCTTGTGCCTTGAGGCGTTGCTTGGCGGCATAACTCTGTTCAACAAGCCGCTGCTGGTTGGTCTGTACTATCGGCAGATCGAGCGGCGTCACCGTATAGCCTTGCGTCACCGTCTTGGCTCCAGCATTGATAGTGAATGAACGCGTCAACCTCTGCGTCATGAGATCAAAGCTGGGTGCACCCGGATCACTGTACGGAAACCAGTTGTAACCGGTCGGGTCAGCAACGTGGTCAAAGCCGGTCATGTTGCCGAACGCCTTTGGCAATGGCACCGGTCCTTGTGTCACAACGTTGTTTTCAACGAGACAATAAAGTTGGGTCATTGCATGACAATCTTCTTGACCAGCCGAGCCGCCCCGTCATTAGTGCCGGTCATGGTTGTGTCGCCTGCATGGTTTCCACCTATGTAGACACCTGACGATCCCACGATTCCGGGCATCCCAAATGAGCCCGAAGTGCCAGAAAAATAAAAAGAAGTGGCTATGCCGTTCGCGCCCGGATTGAAATCGAAGGGAATCGGGTCTGATTCGTAATCGGTCGCCGCGTTTATGGTTATGGAGGGGCTGCCACCCCATTTGAGTTGAACTTGGTTGCCATCCAAATTTTGGTTCGTTCCTGTCCAATTACCGATCCACGCTTCCGTTATCGTGCCAGAAGCTCCAGACGCCATGCAATTGACGGTGACGACGACATTGCCGTTGCGCTGGGTGGTATCGTAAAGTAACGCACTTGGCAGAACACCTCTTTCTGTCGTGCTATTCCAACCAGCCTCCGAACTAGTAAGCACTGCATTAAATATTGGTAGCCCGGCCCACGCATCCCACGGCAGAAATCCAGCAGGAGGATTGTACGCCTGCTGCAAAGCGCTGGTCTGCAAGGTGATCGTGTAGCTAGAGCCAAAACAATTAAAGCAAGCGGCAATCCACCAGCCGAGGTGGCCATTGGCCACCAGTGTCGAATTAGTCCACCACCAAGACTCTCCAGTGCCTGCAGCCGGGTTGCCGCGCCATGTGTTGTCCAAAGCGATCCACGCTTTTCCGGTCGTAAAATTGATGGCAATACCGACCACTGTCCCATCGTTAATTGTGGTGAGCGAAGAATAAGCACGGGTGAATTTCGGCGAACTATCGGTGCCTCCCAACGCATTAGCAAAGTCAGTCGCAAAGCATCCGGTATCGGTCCCGCCAATCTGGCCACCCTTGTCCAGTCCAGCGGTGACCAGTGGCGTCTGGAAGCCGAGAGCCAAATTGGTTCCGGCCTTGGCCACGACCAGAAACTCGAAATAAGTCAGATCGGTCGCTGACTGCGATTTATGGGTATTTGAGAACGTTGTATTCCAATAGCCGCTTTGGTCGTTGGTGACCGTCCGGTCGCCATTTGACAGGACCATGTTCGCGCCGGTTAACGCCGAATCGAACGTGGTAGGAACTGCCGCCACCGCCGCAGTAAGAAATAGCAGCGCCCGTTTACTCACGCCGCGCGTCCATAGAGTGTCGTGCCGCCATCAGTGGTCCAGATCACCACAGTATTAGTGCCGGACGAGTAGAGCGTCACGCCCATGGTCGAGAACGTCGTGCTCACCGTGCCGTCACCCTTGAGCCAGTTTATCGTCGGCCATGTAATAACGTGTGCGCCACCGTTGATCAGTTGGATTTCAACCTCACGATAGACACCAGACGCTGGCCAATTGGAAAACGCCAACGTGAAGTCACCGCCATTGGTCAGCTTGTGCTTGATCGAGGCTTGGGTGTCGAGCGTTTTGGTGCCGGATGTCGCCGTACCGTCATCTGTCTGCGTAGTGTTAAGCTTACCCCGAACACTTGAACCGCTTTCAGCATTGGCAATCCAATCGCCCATCACCCAGCCCTCAATTGCCGCTTCTGTTGCACGTCACCGAGCAAGCCTTCATCATAAACAACATTGCCGCGCAAAGCCTTGGTATTGCCCACGCTGCCCGCGAGGACTTTGACGTTCGGATTGCGAATGAGAGTTGAAGCGATCCGCATCGCACTGCTGACGTGGAAGACCGCTTCGGCGTCGTTAGTCCCAGCCAAGGCAAGCTTGACAAGCAAATCGCTGTCGCCGGTAAATCTCGCCACTGCGGGGAGGAATCGAGCGGCGTTACCGGCGAAGGCGCTGATACCAGCAAAGTTAGCCACCGCATAGGTGACTCGCTTGGCATCCGCAGCAAGAGCACTCGCGCCTACGAAATTAGCAATAGCCCAACGGAACTGCGACGCGTCAACCAGCAGCGTCGATGCGACAACAAACTTAGCGACAGTCGGTACCAGCCTTACGGCAGTAACACTAAGCCCGCTGGCACCGATGAAGCTGGCATTGGCGGCCCAAGCATAAACCGCACCGACAATTGTCGGCACCGCCAGTATGTTACCGGCACCAATAAATTGCGCCGTCGCCAGTTGGCGCTGCCATGCCGTGAGTGAAAGAACCGAAGCGCCGGCAAAGTTCGCCAGCGCCGCCATGCGCTGGGACGTGGTAGCCGACAGAATCGACGCGCCAGTGAACTGGCTAATGGCCGGAAGATACTTGCTTCCATCGGCCTTGAACGCGCTGGTGCCAGAGAACGTCGCAATGGCTTGGCGAACTAACGCCAGACTATCTGCGCTGAAGACGCTCGCCCCAGTTAGAAACGCCTGTGCCGCCATGGTCTGCGTCGTAACGCTGACCGACAATGTACTTGAACCAATAAACGAAGCTGTGGCAGGCCAAGCAGTAACCGCACCAAGGATAGTACCAAAGGCGTAGAGATTTGCGCCGCCAATAAATTGCGCCGTCGCACGCTGTACCAGCGCCACGGTGCCAGACATAACACTGGCCCCGATGAAATTGGCGACAGCCTGCTGAGTCAAAACTGGGCTGGTAGCGGCAAGCGTCGAAGCGCCAACGAAATTGGCAACAGTCAACCAGCGAACAGTAGCAGTGGCAGAAAGTACGCTGGTGCCGGGCAACGTCGCAAACGCTGCCATGGTCTGCGACGTGACGTTGACGTTGAATGTGCTTGCGCCAACGAAAGTAGCTATTGCCTGCCAGACAACAACTGCGCCTAAAATATAACCATCGGCGAACAGTGTGCTCGCGCCGACAAAGTTAGCAACCGCCCGCTGGGTCAATACGCCGGTCGTCGTGAGGGTCGAGACACCAACAAAATTGGCAATTGCAACCTGTCGCGTAACAGCATTGGCGGACAGAACTGAAGCACCAAGGAAAGTCGCTACCGCTGGCTTGTAAATTTGCGGCATTGCCGCCAGCGTAGAAGCGCCAACGAAGCTTGCAGCCGTCAACCAGCGGGCAGTAGCTGTAGCGCTGAGCGTTGACGTGCCGGGGAACGTAGTCAGCGCTACCATACGCTGCGAGGTAGTGGCGGCTAGAGCACTCGTACCAACGAAACTGGCAACGGCTTGCCAAGATATTGTGCCATCAGACCACGCCGATGCATCATCCCAATTTCCAGCATCATCCCAAAAACCAGTATTGAGTAACCAATATTGGGATGTTGTTAAAACAGCGATGAGCGTACTTGTGCCGACGAAATTGGCAATCGCTGGTAAATACTTAGTTGGATCAAATTTTAACGCACTAGAACCGGCAAAGAACGCGTAGATGTAATTAATCGGCTTGTCCGACTCGTCAAGGAACGAGCGCAGATGCGGCGCGGCTTCATTAACCTCGCCTTTGTCAGCGCGAGCGCGTAAATGTAACGTAACCGGCTGGTAAATATCCGCTGATAGAACACTGGCACCGATGAAGCTAGCAACCGCTGGCAAAAATTTCTGCGGGTTAGCAGACAGCGTACTAACCCCAACAAAATTAGCAACTGCCTGCCATGTAATAGGGGGTGTTGTAAGATTAGCGGATAACGTACTTGCGCCAACAAAATTAGCAATCGCATAACTAAATTCAGTCGGATTTGCATTAAGAACCGACGTGCCGATGAAATCGATGTCGCCAAGCTGCACCGTCCAGCGCTGCGTGGTGACCGCAACGTTGAGCGTACTGCCAATTGCCGTGCCGCCAGTCGCCGCAGCCATTTACACCCTCATGACAATTGGATCACCAGCGTGCTGCGCGCAAAGGTAACGAGTCCGGCAGAAGCAATGCCCACACTAGCCGCTAGAGTACCATAGCCCAACCGGTTACCACCCCCAGCCGCATCCCACAAATTCCATCCCACTGCCGTGCAAGCCGCCGTACCAGTAAACGTCATCACCGAACGATTAGAGACATAACCCCCCGGTGAAACGCCCGCTCCACAGTTGAATGTCTGCCGCCCGCCCGCCGTACCCGCAAAGGTAAATGGACCATCAAACGCATTGGTCTGGTTGGGCGACGCCGTGGCCACCGATATCCAGCGGTTTGACGGCTGTGTTGCAGTCGCCGCACCGGTCAGGAAGTCGAGTAGAAGTTTTTGGGCAAAGGGGTGGAGCGGCATGACCCGCCGCCCACTTTACTAGGAAAGCTGGATATTCAGCGCGCCAGCCGCAAACACCAGCGTATCACCAATGCCGACTGTTCGAGCGGTGGCCAGCGTGCCCATCAGCAGATAGTTACCGGCACCTTGCGCGTCCCACATATGCGCGCCAAGGATCGAGTTGACCGATGACCACGGACCAAAGGTCATGGAAGCCGAGTTGGACGCCGTACCTGCCGGGGAGTTGGCCGCCAAGAACAAGGCGGTCTGGCGGGTAAAGCCCATTGTCGCGTTGATTTCAGACGCGGCGTTAGCAGCGGCACCCGGTGTACCCCATGCCAGTGAGACGAAGCGCGCGGCGGGTTGCGTTGCCGTTGCCGCCCCGGTGATGAAGTCGAGCAAAAGTTTTTGAGCGAATTGAGAAATATTAGCCATTGACTTGCTCCTTTGCTGAGGCCGTTAGTTCCTGCACCAGTGCAGGGTGCTTGTGGATGAAACCGGAGAGCGGGATGCTACCGGGCTTAGTCAGGTTCGGTGACCGCATCACCAATTCCATGCGCTCGACCAGTCGGTCATGATCCAACACATATGGGAAATTCATTAAAGCGTGAAAGCCAAAGTGTTTTGTAGGCTGACTGCCATCGCAACCCTCGAATGAGAAGTCGTAAGCCACCTTTTCTGGTGCCCAGATAAAGCCAGCCTTTTCCAGTTCGGCGCGGTACTTGATGCACAGCAGAGCATCATCGACATCACTATCGCAGGGAAACTTGTCGCGCCGGTCATAGACGTAGCGTTTCAAACGCGCGGACACCAACGAAAAACCGCCGTTGCCGACCCGTGGTGTATTAGGTGGATGGTGTTGCCAAGGAGCGCCGATATAGTCGTACTGCAGAAATTCGTCACGCCACATCTCTGACGACCAGACAAAACTGTCCCACTGAATATTGAGGCTAGACTTAGTACGCAGCATCAGTGGCACGTCGTACCACCACGACTGCGACCAACCCAGTTTGGTTGGCCAATCCACCACCGTCTTGATTTGTGGCTTCAGATAATTGAAGTCATAAAACTCTGCTGGGCGATCGGTAATAATAATCAGGTCACCAAAATCGATTTTGTCGACACAGTCCTTGATCGCTAAGCGCGCAAGTTTGTGCTCGCGCGTCTCGATACAGACGAGCGTTACTTCCGGAAGTTTTAATTTCACGCTGCGAATCTCCTTGATGACCATGTCGTAAGGATAGGTTCAAGCGTCTTTAACTGATCGACAAAACATTGCATCAAGCAAACCTGTGGACGCTTTTCACAAATTGTGTTGAGGCAAACATCATAAGGCCAACCGGTCATCGCCATCATGACAGCGATATTGATGTATCCAGAGCGTGATCGACCAAGAAAGCATCCAAAGATGCAGTCATTGCCGCTGCGCAACCACGCGCACAACATATCAACTAGGGCCAACAGTGTGCTGTCTTCAATGACACCGCTTGGTCCGTCATCGATGCCGTAAAACAAGACACGTATCAACCGATCTAGTTGCATGCCGGGAATGTCAGCCGCCATCTGCACCAGCATGCGTTGCCTTGAGTTATCGGAAAACTGGTGCATTCCAATGTCGGGACCAGACCCTTGATAGACGCAGCCGTATGACGGTAATAAAACTTTCCCGTAATCAATGATGAACGTTACATCAGGCATTAAATTGGCCAACGCGCTGTAGCAAACCAGCGATTGTGTTAACGGTTAAAAACGCGCTCTGTTGGAGGGCCTGTTGGAATATCCCGTTCCGCTATCCACGCATCATAAGCACGCTGCTTTGCATCACGCGGTGGGCCAAACAATTTGTGCCACACAGGAACTAGGGCCATGCCGTCCATAAACGCTTTCCAAAATACTAAACTTCTAAGTGTGTCCCGCCATCGTCTTTTCATAGACTTATCGTCCGATTGTTCGTTATATTTTCGTACCAGTTCATCGGCAAATTCTTCCGCGCCGTCACGTACCAGAACATCACAAACGATGAAGTGGTTAGCATCAGCGATCGGGATATATCGAAGTGGGCTATACTTGGTCGGAACTCTCACAACATGCAGAGGAAGTTTCATGTTTCGGCCTCATCACAAACCAGCCCATCTGACATGGGCGATTCTCACTAACGCACAACCAGCGCAGCGCCGATGACGCGACGCGCAGGAACGGAAACTGGTTTGGATTACGTTCACCTTCCACAATAGCGGTAATGTCGTGCGTTGCGGTGAAGCGCTCAGCCAATACAGCCTGCGCTGCAGGTTGCCCCGGCAGATTATGAATCTCAACAATAATCGTCGCATCGCGCAAATCCGGAAACTGGTCAGGCTGCAGATAGACAACTTCAGCGCCTTCGCAGTCCATGACGATTAAATCAACATCAGTAAAGACTTCCGAAATGTCCGCGCCGGTCGTAAGGCGGACTTGGTTTATTTCTGCCGTAGCGTGAGCGATACGCAATGCTTCGTCATCGGTGTCTACGGCATAAACCACAGCCTTTGGCAAACGTTTAGCTAGACCAACTGCGTAATATCCTTCAGCACATCCGATGACGGCAATACGTGGACGGCCTCCAATTTCCATTATCGACAATCGCTCAATTTCTCGTTCAATACTTTCATGTAGCTCTTGCTCCCATGTGCCGAGTAACATCGGAGACAGTGCCATATCTTTCCACGCAATCTCACGCAACATCTTCATCCCGGAAAACGGTCCCGACCGCACGGTACCATCCGTCATTTTGTAAACCCAATCGTCTATTGCCTTCTGCGGCAGATCAACGACTTCTGGCCGCCTGTGGAGGGTGTATTCTGTCTTCCACAAGTCCTCTACCAATTCACGCTTGGCAAACATGCCGTTGAAATGGAAGCCGGTGCCACTGACATTGATGTTGATGTCTGGCGCGATGTAAGCCGGTGGCTGCCCATCTTTGTAAAGAAAGAAGAAATCGTAACCAAGCATATGCATGAAGTCGCGGATTGCTCGGTCGCTCGTTTCCATGTACGGCATGATCTTATAGTTGAACTCAACAATGACGCAGTCAACCCCGCGCAGGAGCAACTTTTCAGCCCCACGCAAAATAAATTCTTCCGCACCTTCGCAGTCGATCTTGATGACGCGGAAGTGTTCGTCCTTGTCAACCAGAGCGTCAATCGGCTGCGTGGTCACTGCGATTTCATTAACCGGCGGTTTAGCGTAATGGATGAATGAACTCAGTCCGGCAAATTCTGTTCCGCTCTTTTCTTCATCGATCACGAAGAATGACTTGTCATCCACGCTACTCCATAGCGCAGTAGGTAACGTTACGACATTATTAACGTCATTCAAATCGAGGTTAGCATTTAATTTATCGTAATATCTTGGGTCGGCTTCGAACGCCAACACGTTTCCTTCGCCATGAACAAGTCTACTCATTATCAATGAGTGGTAGCCAAGACTCGCCCCGCAATCGATGCAGTGATCACCGGGCCGCAAGAACTTGAGCAGAGTGCGGATAACATCCGGCTCGTACAAAATGTTCTCGCCCGGCTGCCAGTAGTCCTCGCGGTGTAGATCGAACTCCACGCCCTCGGTGACATGAACGTGATTAACTTCACGCTGAGTTTTATCAAGCATCCGTTAAATTCTCCAACTCACCGCCCATCATATCGTACCTCCGACCTCCCGTGCCGGTCCCGGCCATTGCAGAACATTACTTTTTTCTTGCGCTAGTGCCTTGCCGATTTCCTGCACCACTGTCTCAACCTTGATGTCCGTCATACATGCTGAAGAATTAGGGTTATCTTTAGCGCTAACACAAGTAGACATATCATTATGAAGCCGATGACAGGGCCAACAAGGAACACGGCTAGGATCGGCATGTAGTGTCGTCGTATTGGTCCAGTGTTTAGTAATGTTTTCCGGGCTAGCATGGGACACCATGATGATCTTAGGCATAGGCTCAAAGGCGGCAGCCCACGCGATGCCGGTATCTGGCGATACCACGACATCTGCCGCCAGCACTTGCGCTAAGCAACGACGCAACGACCAATCCTTATCACCCCCCGGCGTTGCACCAGACCAATCCGCAATGGCCGTGTGAAGACCTTTTTCGTTGCTAAGGCTTTGTGCTACGTTGTCCTTGATAGCAACTGCCATTTCCAATTGCTGCTGGCCTTTGCCGAACAGGACGACAGAAACGCCCAATTCCTTAATGATACGGCAAATGGCATGACCGGAATACTGGTAGACCTTGTCCAACCGCGAACCAGCAATCACCCACGCAACATAACGCTCGCCGATCTGGTTCGCTTTGGTTTGCTGTGCCTTGTCTTTTTCTTCATCGGTCGGGAAGAACAGCGGGCCAAACTCATAGGGTACGCCCATGACATCATGAACGGTTTCAAGATAATTCCCAGCACACAACTTCCTGCGATACTCAGGTCTTGTCCAGAAGGCTGTAGAATCAGGAAACAATGCGTGGCGTACTTCCATGGAGTGCGACAGGTGTGCGAACAAGTCGTACTCACGAGACCGTGAGATGAACCACTTCTGCCAATCCGCGCCACCAGGCAAGTCACCGTCACCCTTGATAGACAGCTTGTCAAGAAACGGATTGTTGAGATAGACCACCGACGCCATCGGCGAGGTGATTACCTCCGTATTATAGCCAAGACTTTTAAGCGGTCGCAACACGGACGCTGAAACAAGATTATCGCCAACGCCACCAAGACGTGCAACTCCTGCCCAACCCTTCACGTAAACATCTCCCTTGTAACTGGTCCACGTACAATAATGCTACCCCGTGTGCTGCATAATTTATCACCAGGATGCAGCGTACGAGCAGTTACAAGTAGTCCACCAATAAGAGGCGTACTTATTTTACTTTTTGCCAGAAAACAACCGTCCACTAACAACAAACGATCGGCAGACGTTGAAAGTACCTGTTCGGCATTGAAACATTCGTCTACGTCACCCGGTTCAAACACTACCGCAACACGTGACAACACTTCATTGCCGACTTCAGTGTAACCAACCCACAACGGTTGTGCCGCCTTTATCGCCGCATCAATGATCTCCTTGACGCGCGAATCAACCACCAATTCGCAGGTTGTCATTTCTTGTCACCAGCACGAATGATGTGAACCTTGCTATCATCGATGCCCATCGTTACCTGACCGCCAAAACCAGCGCTCTGTCCCGGAGTACTCTGCGCCTTGGTAATGTCGTCACGATAGACTTGGAAGATAATGACCGGGGCAAAACCCGGCATGTTGCGCCAACCCTCAGCCTGCATCTTTTCGATTTCTACCTGCAGATTGTCATCGTACTTGATGATCTTGATATCGTGTTCTACTTGCATCGCTACCCCTCCGTTGTTTTACTTTAAACGTCCTGCTAAATCTTTACGCACCTGTGCCAATTGGCTTACGCTCAGTGGCCCACCACTCGTGCTGCCGCCAGAACTGGGCATTCGGTAACTCAACAACTGTAGTGTTAACTCTGCCCCCGGCAAAGTATTTCCTGCCATAATCCAATAAAATACCGCCCAATCAGGGCCTTCCATTATGTTAGGGATTTCCACCACATTACATGTCGGCTCATATAGCGCCCCGCCGCGCATCCCCGTTCCATTGGAGAATGCTGCTTCACCAAAAATATCGAACACATCTGTAGCCCCCGGCAGGAAACACAGCGCAGCTACATCAACATTGCCGTATTGATCGGCTACACCACGAAACAACGGACAACGCACACGATATGAAATAGCATCCTGCGCTACTAAGTCTTTCAAACAAACGCGCTGCTTTGTAACGCCGTAAGCCTGCGTTAAGAATTGCGGTGGGCTATCCATATAATAAGTATCACCAGCAATAATCATGTGTACTGCCCACCAGACTGCGTAATACCTGCACTGTTGCCGGGGTAATAATTAATGCCATTACCGTTACTGTTGATGACGCCGTTTAAAGAAGCAACAAATTTCGCGCCTGACACATTTCCAGCACCAGTAATTGCAGAATAAAGAACCTGCGCCACGCCGCCGCTGTTAGCAGAAATCCAAGTTTGTAATGAAATGGGGTTAGAAATTACCACGCTGGGCAAATTGGGCGCATACGTTCCCGTTTGAATCGTACCTCCCGGCCCAACACCAATATGCGCTGCAGCGTCACCAAAAACGGTAAAGACAGAACCAATATACGACACAGAAGACGCGCCACTGACACGGAAATGGGTAGAGGATGCAGCACCAAAATGTAGTCGACCGGGAACAAACGTGCCGCCCTGAATAGTAATGCACGACATCTCATCGCCAATCCCCGGCCCAGTACCGGAATTGACTCTAAAGCCATCCATACCCCAATTGCCGCCACCTTGAGTAACACCAGAACGGCTCGTCACGCCTTGTATGATGCAATTCGCGGGCGTCGAAACATTGCCAATAAGATAACCAACACCTGACCCATTCTGCGGTCCCAAACTCAGACTTTCAGTGTACGTTCCGTCAGCAACATGAATACTTTGATTATACCCATTCATGTTATACTTATTAACGTTCGTAATCGCTTTGCCGATGGTTTTAAACGGCCCATGCACGCCACTGACCGTCGCTGACGTGCCGTCATAATTAGTGTCGTGCCCGGTGCCTGTGTTGACGTACCAATCGGCATTGGCCAGCAAGGTTGCTGGCGGCAGCACACCAATCTGATTGATGATCTGATAACTGGTGCCATCATAAGACAGCAACAACATCTCACCAATAAACGCATCGTTGAGTTGTGTCGGTGAACCATCCGGACGCACAATAGGCTTGGTCGCCAAGGCATTGACCGTGATCGTGGATGGCCCGGTCAATGTATGACCAAGCTTCACGCAGACGATCAGTCCCGCCGCTTGCGAACTAAGCGGTGGCGCAAAAACCGCCGTAACAACATTGACCGCACCAGTGTCGGCAATGTACGGAATATTGACAGTGTACGTATTGTTGTTGGTCGTAGACGAGGTAAAGCCTTGGAAGTTTTCAATCTGTAGTTTGGTGCCGTCAGACACCAGCGCCGCGATCATGCCGCCGCGTAAGTCATCTGCCGACAAATCCGCGCCATTGGCACGCACGATCGACACTGCCGCCATGCCGTCAATAACCAGCGTCGTCGCCCCGGTATTATTAGCCGGGATATGCACGAACAACCGCAACCCGGCAGGCAGAGACGTCAACGTCGGAACGTCACCAGTATTGGCGCAAGTCAATGTGTTAGCATTGCCTCCGATTTGTGTGGCGACAATATAATTAACGCCTTGCCGAACGCTGCGCGCAATTTGTTGTACGTCGGCGTCGGTTGGAGCAAAGCCCGCAGCTTTGATTAAATTAACATTGTCGCGCATCATTCCTTCGTAGCCGCGACAATCCGGAATAGAGCCCTGCACGCCGATTGCAGGATTACCGTTCAAGTAAGCAGCATCAGGATCAGGATTTCCGAACGGAGGCCAATATTTCATTTGGATGTTCCTACTTTAAGGCGTGCCTTGCAGCGGATTGGAGATGCCGCCAAGACCCGAATAATCAAATACGACCTCAGTCTGTGCAGGTTTATAGCGACGAAACAAACACTCAAGGTCGGTAGCCAAAGCGATGCGCAAATGGGGGTCAACACCGAATTGACCAACCGTAAAACGAAACCAAGTTAAGCGCACCGCACCGACATAAACTGTCCAATAGAACCGGATTTCTGGTGCGCCAAATTCCCAGCGCATGCGTGGGGAAAAATCACCGCGCTGGATATTTTGCGAGCGTGTGTCACCAAAGCGTGAAATACCAAACATAAATGGTGCATTTTCATGGATCGTTATTGTGTAACCAAGTGTTGCCGCCAGTGCTATGAACCACGGGCGCGACTGCCCGCCCAGCAACGTCATCTTGGTGACTAACGTCTTTTGTCGGTCACCAATCGTAGTAGGCTCAGCAACGCAAGGGTCTGGTAACCCCCATGCTCGCTCCCATTCCGGTAGAATTTCTACCGTTGTACGGGGATCACTCTCGCGCTCCAATAAGTCCGCTGCGCGTCCGTCGACTTGTCCCCAGATGCCGCATAGCGCCCGAACCACCGTCATCAATATAGATGTCTTGATACGTGGCCACGCGATACCGGTCGGCAGCAGTGCCGCGAAGGCAGCCGTATAGTCATCCTGCCCGCGTCGGACGTGCTTGTCGCTAGGCATATTGAATAATTGCCGTTGAAGCTAAATGCCCAGTACTTGGCATGATCGCATCATCAAACGTTAAATCATAATGGTCCACACCGTTGGCCTGTGCGATCGCTTCGTCAACCCATGAACGATAGATCGTCTGACCCGGTATTGCCTTGTCCAATAGCATTGATTTAACTGAAGCAAAGATCGACGCACGTACGCTAGCGTCATCGCCTTCTAAGTTCTTAATTGTAAGATACAGATTATAAGGCACCGGCGCAGTCACGAAGAAATCCTTCACCGCCACCGGGCGTACAGAATCAATATAATTATCAACCTGCAACACATCGATGTCGTCAGGAAAACCATCTTGCGCACCACGCAAATCATCCATCATGAAGCGAACAGTGACGGTGCCGATGCCCATCTCAAGCGGAGCACACCACGCCCGCGTCACGCCGGGTAGCGACTTGGTCCATTGCTCGTAGTCATCTTTATCACCGCCCATCGGTGGTTTACGAATACGTTCAAGGACACGCCCGCGTAGGTCATCGTCGTTCTCGGCATTAGTTCCACCAACCATAACAACAACGGTGGTTTCACCATTAACACCAGCAAGCGCTGTCTCAAAAAATATCTTGGCACCAGCATCCAAGTTACCAACAGTACCAGCGTCCAGCGCTCGCACCTCCATCGTCGTCGGACCTGTCCCTATGGTCGTTGGCCACATCGTTTCGTACTGGACGTCGATCCCTCCGCTCATCGTCGTGTATTGCGGGATGAGAGTGAGATAGGTGCCAGTGACAGTGACTATACCACTAGCATAAGTCGCACCCTTGCGGCCTGTGCTGCCGTCAGAATTAATCAGCCAGATATCACCGTGCCGATCCAACCATTCAGTTTCCGCCGTATCGGGCAACAACTGGCGGGCTAACCAGTCGATATAACGCAGCACCAAATGCCCAAGCCCGGCAACGGCGTCCGACATAATACGCAATACAGAATTGCCAAGAATAACCGCGCCACCAAATGCCGCCCCCACATCGTCGCGGACAATCTGGCGGACTTGCTTCAGGGTAGGTGTATTCCAAGGCACGATTATTCGTTCCTAATATCTTGCCACATGGGTTGGTATTTGAGTTCGATTTCTTCCAGCGGACCACGATAGATCGTAGCCAAAACTTCAATGCGCTCTAGTTCAGTGCGTGCAGCCGACACCGTTACCGCCGAAGCTACACCGTGATCAATAAATGGCTGCAACGCTTCCTGTGTATACAAGCGTGCCCGTTCTAACGTTGCCCCTTCCAGTGAGATCGCATCGCTTATTTTAGCACGCAGCAATAACCAAGCGCGCGTACCAACCGGCCAGCCGCCCCATATTTCTTCCGCATCCATATCGCCCCACCAGCCGCGCCGATCCGTTGAATCTGGATCAGGCAACACTTCCTTGATGTCCGCTAATTTGTCAGTGCCCAGCGCCACCATTACCGCCGTCTGCAAATCGTGGGTTTCGTCAAGAAGTCCAATATTGATTGAATGAACAAAGGTCTTAAAAATTTGTCCTGATGGAGCAAAATAATTTTTGCCAAAATAACGACTACCGAAATGTCTCGTACCAAACCATGGCCATGCATAATTGAGCCTGACGGATTCAATATCATCCTTGAATTGCGTCTTCAACATCCAGTCAACGGTAGTGCCAGTTAGAACGGCTGCCGTGACTAGACGAATATCAGTCACTTATTTAGTCCCACAATTTCACGTTGACAAAATGCTGGATGGACCGTGTGATTTTCCGCAACAAGTTCATCACTTCGATCACCTTGATAATAAAGACGTTGGCTGAGCGACAATGCAGGCAACGTACTTGGTAAATTGAACGTCACCATGCGGGGTAACGGTCTAGCTGCTGTCGCAAGGTGGTTTGTTAACGCTCCAGCTAAAAATGTCAGCGCCTGATAACTTGCAGAATCTTGTGCATCAGCAGCCATGTCGCGGGCCGTATCAAACGCCAGCTTCATCTTCGCCATCATCACCGCTACATCATCCCGACTGGTAAACGTCATTTCAGTGATCAACCGCGCCTCAGCAGAAAGACAATAACCTATGGCTAATTGAATTAAAGCCGATGCGGCATAACTCTGCGGGACTTCGAAAAACAATGCTTCGCGAATACGGCCCAACGAATTTAAATTTACTTTTGCGGAATGCGCGCCATTGAAACAAGTCAACAACGCCGTAGCAAAAGTCTTGTTGTCCAACAACGTTGCATACGTCGCCCGAATAATTCCAATCTGACGACGCACCGCAGCTCCCTCTACGATGACTCGCGACGACACCGTTGCTGCCAGATTGTTTAATAATCGGTCGAGCACATCGGAAAATTTTCCCGGCACCCCAACGATTGCAGTGCCCGCACCAGCAACTAAAATCGCACCGTTAATGCTAAATGTACTTGCACCAACGAACGCTACGATAGACCTCAGAGGACCGGAAAACTTTTGATTAAAACTTACTGAACCGGTAAAGAATGCATTGGCAAAGACCCGTCCCGGTACTTTCGCAGAAAGGATACTTTCTCCAACAAACCTAACCTCGGCAGACCATACCGTCATGACGTCTTCGTCGGCCAGTTGCCGAAGCTTTCGCTAAATGTTTTTACCGAACCTCCTGCGATAAACGAGATTGGTGAAGTACCGTTGGTAAATGTGTTAGCGTTAGCCGTTTCAGTATTAGTGGCTTGCGCTGCGACATTACTAGCTGTATCCGTCCCCGGATTTTTATTGCCCGGTTCACCAGCTTCAACAAAGGCCATTTCAAACTGAGTAAAACCACCGCGTTCGCGCGTCTCCGTGGACGTATAACGCTCACACATTGCCGACACACCACCGGGCGCAAACACTGGGTGCACTAACATCCCAACATCATCAGCCGCCAATGCTAGAATAAGTTGATCGCGTTGCGACACATAGTCATAAAGCGGATTGGATGGTCGATAGATTAAATAACCGGAAAACTGCCAGCGAATTGCGTGTCGGCCCATATCCTCGGCGTAGGGTTTATTGCGCTTTGGATATTCATGAATGACAGTACGACGGCCACTGGTTAGCCCGCCGCTTTCCACATGAAAAATAACGCCACGAAATGAAGCTGGCGCACTTAGTAGTATTTGCCGCCACGGATTTACAATTTCGGCAATGATACTCATGCCAGCTTCACATAAGTTTTCTTATAAGCAACGTCACCCGTCTCACCGATAGGTACGTCTTCATCTTTACTATCGATACCGAGAACTGTTTTGCCAACCGTCTGAAAACGATCAGTTACTGTCTCAGTAATCTTTGGTGCTGTTCGCTCTATTTTATCGCTGAACTCCATCTGTGCGACCTTGCCCTTAAAATACCATGTCTCAGATGACTTATCGTAATAACCAACAACTTGATCATCAGCGACAAATTCAATGCGATTTTCTGAATACCGAATCCCTGAATTTATTTTATCCCCCTCGTGCTTATAATCTTTTTCATCCTTAACTTTTTCCCCATCATGCGATTGCATCTTTTTGGTAACGTGACCAGTTACTAAAGATCGCTTTTGATCGCCCTTTGGCTCTTGTACTGACTTTCCATTAAGCGAAACAAGATAAGTACCATCTTTTTTAAAATACAACATTTGCTCCGACCCATCCGGAGCATACGCGGCACCACTACCTTCAGCCATTCCATAGGGACGGACACGGCGATCATCAATCAGCGCCACAGGATGTGAACGCGAACCGTTGAGATAAAGCATCAGTGCTTCAGCAGATTTACCCTTCGGCTGGTCATGATTAAACCCATCATCTTCACTAGATGATTGTTTCTTCTGTTGCTGGTCTTCTTCCTGTTTCAGCGGCACAGACGTCATGCCCACCATCTGCCAGCGTTCTAACGGCGCACCGTTGTTCGTTGCCGTCTCTGAATGAAAGACGTCGACTTCCTTGACCTCCTGCATCAAATGGTTGTCTTCAACAGAACGAACTGACCCACGGCTCAACGACATAGAAGCTGCACGGTGTGATCGCTCTAAAGTAACCCGTTCACTCATTTATTTTCCGCTGGCGCGGTCCCCTGCATTGCCGCAGCATTACACAATTCAAGAACGGTACGTGTTCCACTATTGCTATCCTCCTGCGAAAATGTTACGGTCTTCACCATCAAACTTAAACCATCCATAATCAGCATTGGTGATTTCACGCTCACATTTTGCTCTTTATTCCAAAGCTGTCCGTTGCGCCGCAACCATCCCTGTACTGTCGCGTAAACCGTAATCCAGTCTTGGGTTTGCCAGTTTCGATCAGCGTTGACGCGATTCTCTAGCATTGACTTAGCAAAAGCAGGTAACTCCAAAGGGATCACACCTTGCGCCCTTAGATCACTGCCGACTGAAGATTTCTGTGTATTGTTATGAAGTTGTTGCGCGGCTTGCGGACCATTGACTTGATCGCCGCCCGGTCCCTGACCTTCAGTCGCGGTGGCATATTCGTAGCCCGGTTGATAAATGATCTCCCGGCCTTCCAGCATATCGACGCCTTCAGTCACCGTATCGGTTTCACCATTAGTTCCTACAATGGCAACCAAATCGCCCTTAATATTACTGCTTAGATCAATTGAACCAAGCGAACGCAAAGGTATTTCCAGTGCTTCGGCTACTGACGTTCCCGGTGCAATCGAGATACGAGGAAACTTGAAGTCTGGCAACTTGCCACCGACAACCTGAAACCCGATCTTTGGAAAGGGCTTTAGCAACCCCCGTGCATACTGTTCGTAATTGACCTTGTTATTTTCCATCGTCTTGCTCACAACGGACGAATACGTCAACGCAATAACCTGACTACAGCCTTGAATTTCAACATAATGACGCTGCTTATCAAAATAAACCTGCCGCGTATGCACCATGCCGGAAAATGCCGGTTGCCCGGCTAACGATACCTCGCACCAGTCACCGGGGCGAATACGCAGTACGCCCCAACTTTTTGCAAACGGTGTCGGCTCAGAACACGTGAAACGAAAATAATAAAACGGCCATTCTTTCCGGGCGTGCCGCACCAAGACCGTTTCCCAGTCTTGGTACAACTGACCATTAACTGTCAGAATGGCGAGTTCGTTTGGCTTGGGCATTTAAGGTACAAATTGTGTGTACAATCCATCGCCCGGACCGAGAAGTCCTTCCGTGCTCTGTTGGTTCTGCTTTGAACTGGTGACGCGCAATAATTTAAAGCCACTGCCCTTAGCGTTTGTCTTTACGCCTGACGGTACGTTTGAAAAATCAACAGTCGCATTTAGTGAACCATTCAATGGTTCAGTACGCATCGATTTATCAAGCCGTTCTCGCGCTTCAGCCGCTAGTTCAGCATTACGGACTTCAAAATGTCCAATGTCAGAACGACTTTTAAATTGACTACCGGGGAAAAGCCCCCATTTCATCGCCAACTTATCTTCAACATCTTGCGGAAGTGTTGTACCACTACGTGATCGAATGCCATAACCGGCTTGGTTTATATCTATTGCTCTACCAAGCGGATGATAACTGGGATTACCGCGCGAACCAACGCCACCACTTTCTGGTCCAATTTTTCCACCAGCACCTTCATAATCATTAATGAAGCCTTGAAAATTTGCTGCAAATTCTTTCGCAACTGTAAATGATCGACCCGATGGAGAAGTAATGCTAGTCACCCCTTGACCGCCAATCGGACGCATGCCGGTTGGGGCCATTGGGTCCATACGTCCGCCGCTTGCGGTACCTTCGGCACGTCGAATGCCTTCCATCAATCGCGGATCATTCGTGTTAACAATATCTCCCGGTCCAATACCTAAAGCCGCCCCAACAGTCCTTTTCCAATCAGCGTTACCTTCGGAGTATTTGTTGCCAAACTGATCAAGCGTCAAACCTTGGTATGCTGGTGACTTTAGCAAAGCAGCGTGCGCTGCGTCACCCGTTGCCTGATCTGGAAATACGGCAAAGCCGCGTTCATCTTGTCCAGTGGCCCCCATACTCTTGGCGAACTCACCGAATTTGATATTGCCACGGTTATTGTTACGATTGCCGCGTGTTCCCCCCATGCCACCAATACCGGGGCGAAAAATAGGTCCACTGCCACCACCACCCGGTGTACCGCCGCCGCCTCCACTACCCCCACCACCAGCACGGATTTCAGAACGCTGCATCATATCGCGAATATCATGCAGCACTTTATTTGAATCCTTGTCAATGTCATCAGTCGAACTATACATACGCGGACGCGCATTCTTAGGCAGGTCACCGCTGTCCCCACCAAACCAACCCTTAAATAATCCACCAAGCCCACTTGGCTCTTGCTTAAATTGCTCTCTAAATTTTGTCGTTCCGCCGCCCATAATTTCTCCGGAACTTTTACTGCCTTGACCCATTAATTCTTGAATTTTATTAAGCCCGGTAATGATGTTTGAAATATCCGACAACGTTGAACCAAGCGTCGGCCCCAAGTTATCCTTAAAAAATGCAGCAATAG